CTCTCGTTATGTACCAGTACTGCGGTTTCGTTGCAGGGCGCTATCCAGCAGCAATAAGCAAGATTCGTGGAACTGGCCTTATTGCCCCGACCTTCTAGTAACTAGAGGGAATAACACCCGGTAGGGCGCCCGATCAACTAGGCGGTTGGGCGTCCTACTTGGATTAAGGAAACAATGAGCACACACGACGATTTGTGGGAAAAGCAGGCACCTAGCAGGGTTGAAAAACCCGGCGACGTGGCCGAAAAAGCCCCAGCAAAAAAGAAAGCTCCGGCCAAAAAAACCGCAGCTAAGAAGTAATGCCGAATTACACTAGCACCGCACTTGTTAAAGCCTCTTTGGGTATTCCTTCCGGTACAACGTCGGAAGACGCCTACATCGAGGACGCTATAGACGCCGCAGAAGACGAGATAAACAACTTTTGTGGTAGGACGTTTGTAGCGGACGGCAGCGCCACGGCGCGGGTTTATCAGCCGTCAAGTAACGTGCTGGTGTATACGGACGACTTCTACACGACCACTTCTCTGGTAGTTAAACAGGACGACAGTAACAACGGCACATACGACACGACGCTTACTATTACCAGCGACTTTATTGTCGTAGGTAATTCGGCGCCGTTTAACTGTATTCGTTCGGTTTCCGGCCCGTTTCCTCGTTACACAAGCGACCGCCCCACGGTTCAGGTAACGGCGAAATGGGGCTACCAGACTTCTGTTCCTTCAGCGGTAGCACAAGCGGCCTTGATTTTGTCGGCTCGCCTGTTTCAGCGCCGCAGCAGTCCTTTAGGCGTTATGGCTGGCGTTGTAAACGACTTTGGGCCAATCCGGGTATCTAGAATAGACCCTGACATTCAGCGGCTCTTATCGGGTTATAGGCGAATAGGCGTCGCATAGTGGCCGATTACGCCGCTATTAAAGACGGAATACAAACCCGTCTAGAAACGCTCTCCGGGCTGATTGTCGTATTCGACACAGTTCCCGATCGTCTCGTACCTCCGGCGGCGGTCGTGATACCTGGCAGTCCTCCCGTGGAATACAACGTTTCGATGGGAGCTTCCACAAATGCAAGCCAGCTACAGCGGTTTAATTTTGAGATTCTGGTATTAGCGCAACGCTTTTACGCAGAAACAGCCCAAGACAAACTCGACGGCTACGTTTCGGGTACGGCAAGTGTCTATAACGCAATCGCCGGAGACACTACGCTAGGCGGTACAGCTTCCGACGCTCGGGTAATCAGAGTTGCGGACTATGGACAAATAGTTGTCGGAGAAGGAGAATTCATGGGTATGAGATTAGATTTAGAGGTTTACGCCGTATGAGCGACTACAAGATAAAAGCCGGGAACGTGACTTTTGGGAAGATAGGCGAAACAGTCACAGAGAAAGACCTCAATAAACTAGGCGTAAATATTGACGCTCTAGTAGAGGGCGGTCACTTGGCCGCTAGTCGGGCCACAAGCAAAAAGGATGATAACTAATGGCCGCATTTATGTTAAATAACGCTTCGGTCACCATTAACAGTGTTGATCTTAGCGACCACGTAACGTCTATAACGTTTAGTGAGGAAGCTGACCAGCTCGAAACTACAGCGATGGGCGATGACAATAGAACCATGATCGGCGGCCTCAAATCGGGCACTATTGATCTTGAGTTTAATCAGGATCTAGCGGCCTCTGATGTGCAAGCCACGGTACGTCCGCTACTTGGGACAGTCACAACCGTTGTAGTCAAGAACTCGGCGGCGGCAACAGCGACAACGAACCCCCAGTGGACGTTTAGCGCTCTAGTAACCGAATGGCCGTCGATTAACGGAACAGTGGGTGAACTCGCCACCGCTTCGGTTTCGTGGCCAATAACCGGCGCAGTCGTACAAGCCACAAGCTAACCATAGGAGTAAATGATGCTGCGGGCACAAATCCAAGTCGTAGACAACCAAGGCGTTGTCCGGAAATACGACGGCACAGGGGCGCTATTTATAGCGTTCGAGCGAAAATTTAACGTATCTATTTTAGAAATGGGCGAAAGCCCACGACTGGAATATATTTACTGGCTCGGATATGAAGCTGCACGCCGTGTATCTCAACACGACGGCCTAGATTTCGATCAGTGGCTCGACGCCGGATATACGGTGGAATTCGAGGCCGACGAAACCCCTTTAGCCGACGAAGCTACGCCTACCAGTTAGGGGTGCTAGCTCTTAACACCGGACAACCCTTGGATGTTTTATTAAACGCCGATTCTTTAGCACTCATGGGGCTACTAACTGCATGGAACGAGAAAGTTAAAGCCGAAGAAAAAGCAGCGAGGCAGGCCCGAAGCCGTGGCAAAACGAAATATCGGTAGATTAACCACAATAGAGATAAAGGGATTAAAACAAGCCCAACGCCTCATGGGTCGCATTGACGCCGATTTTAAGAAACGGTTCAAGGACATCCATAAGGGCGCCGCCGACATTGTGGCCGACGAAGCACGCAGACAAGCGCCGGTACGAAGCGGACGGCTTCGCAACGACATTAGGACCAGCGGCACCACAAAAGGCGGCGTGGTTCGGGTAGGACGTAAAAAGATTCCTTACGTGGGTCGTGTCCTTTTTGGTGATCCGGTCACGTTTACGGATCGTTTGATGCGTCGAGCGCAAACTCGGCGAACACCTCAGCCGTTTATCTATAAAGCCGCAGACATCCAATTTAGAAACGTTGTGGATTACTATGAAGACGAGTTAGAAGAAATACTGGACGACGCAATAGAGGCGGCGAACCGTGGCAGGTAAAAAAGCGTCAATATCTATGTTGATTGGGGGCGACGCCTCCGGTTTACGCAAAGCCACTAAAAACGCCACTAAGTCGTTAAACAACTTTTCTAAGTCAACAGCCAACGCAACAAAAAAAGTAGCGGCGTCTTTTGCGAAAATGACAGCCGGAATTAGCGTCGCTGCTGTAGGTCTGGGAGCTAAGGCAGTAGACCTGGCAAGCGACTTTGACGAGTCGATGTCGAAGACACAAGCCATATTTTTAGACGCTTCTGAAGGAATAATCGCTGCCGCAGATAAAGCAGCTACCGCCGTTGGATTATCGAAAGCAGAGTTTCTAGACGCCGCCTCAGGTTTCGGCGTATTCGGTAAAGCTGCCAACCTATCCGGGGACGATTTAAGCACTTTTGCGGACAGTCTCGTAACAACCGCGGCAGACGTGGCAAGCTTTAACAACCTGACAACGGGCGAAGCCATTGAAAAGCTTTCGGCTGGGCTACGTGGCAGTTCTGAACCGTTGCAATCAATCGGCATTCTTATTAACGCCGCACAAGTTGAAGCTAAAGCGTTGGAAATGGGTTTAGGCGATCTAAACGGGGAGGTGTCCGAAGGTAACAAGATTCTGGCACGTCAAGCGCTCATTATGGAAGGGCTGGGCAGTCAAGGCGCTTTAGGGGACTTCGCTAAAACTTCTGGCGGACTTGCCAACCAGCAACGGATTTTGCAAGCTCGATTAAAAAACGTGGGAATTACCATAGGTACGGCGTTGTTACCGGTAGCGGCAAAACTGGCCGAGGGCGTAGCAAGTTTAATAGCGCTGGGGGAGCGTTGGGCGCCTCAAATGGAACAGCTTCGCGACCGGGTGCGCGAGCTGGGCGAACAATGGATGCCAAAACTACAAAAAGCGTTTCACGATGTTCGGGACGCCGTCGAGCCAATAATTAGAAAGATCGTCGAATTTATTAGAACGAACCCTAAGCCGTTTATTATGGGGCTCGCCGCTGCTGTCGGGGTCGTGCTTGTGGGGGCGATAGGCGCCGCCGTAGTCGCTCTGGGCGGCATTATCTTTAGCGTTGGCGGACTAATCGCCCTATTCGGTGCCGCTGTGACCGCTATAGCGTACTTTTGGCAAGAATCCGAAACGTTCCGCTATGTGGTAACTCGGGTTTTTGAGGACGTACAAACGGTTGTTACGCCAATTATTGAAGGAATACGAAAGGGAATAGAAAACCTAATAGACGTATTTAGAGGCGTTATAGATTTCCTACGTGCCGTATTTAAAGGCGACTTTGAAGCCGCTATGGACGCAATTGTGGACATTATGTGGGCTACCGGGCGGACGATACTTGCACCGCTAAGGGGCATTAAAGACGCTATAGCCCGTTTCTTTGACATCGAAGAAGTAAAAAACGGTATAAAGATCGGTTTAGACGCAATACTAGATTTCGTTAAAGCCATACCTAGCCGGGTTAAATCTCTCGCCCGTGGCGCTTTTGACGCCTTACTTACCCAATTTAAGAACGTTTTAGACGGTATTGCTAACGAGTTTATTTCCGCTATCAACTTTTTAATTAGGCAAATAAACCGTTTGCCGCTGATTGATATCCCGCAGGTGGGGTTAATTGGTGTTCCTGATACTTCTGCGTTTGGGCCGCCAAGGTCTAGCAACGCCGGGTTCAATCCCGTGGCACCGTCTACGAATGCGGTTTTGCCAATGCCGGGTGGCATGGCTTCAGCAACGCCAACTGTAATTAATAACATTAACGTTACCGCCCCTAATTCCGACCCCGAAGGACTTATAAGCGGTTTCCGGCGTTACAACAGGTCAAGCGGACCGGCGCCGGTTGATATTGGGTTTTATTGATGGCAACGCCTACGCCTACCGTAGAGATTGGGTTTATTGGTCCAGCGTTTGATAACGCTTTTACTTTGGACGATGCGCTAGCGGGCAAGCTTGACAGTGCCGATTTCGTGTTAGGCGGAACAGAAGTCATGGCGGACCTTACGGACCGTTGCGTATCGTTTACAACTAGGCGAGGCCGTGAAGATTGGACGTTACCTTTTAGCCCGGGTAAAGCACGTCTGTTATTTCGTAACATTGACGGAGCTTTAGACCCGTTAAACAGTTCCTCAATCTATTACCCTGGCATTACGACAGGCCGAACAGTAACGATCAAATGCAACGGACATCTGATTTTTTCCGGGCTCGTTGAGGATATCAATTTAGGTTACGACACGGCTGGGGATGCGTGGGTCACGGTTGTAGCCGAAGATCAGTCGAGCGAACTTGGGCTAAGGTCTTTAACTAGCGGTACGTCGTTTAGTGAACAAACAACCGGCCCAAGAGTTACCGCTGTTTTAACTAACGCCAACATCGATTACGCAGGAGCGACGAGTATTAGCGCCGGCGATTCGACAGTAGCGGCGGAAACTTTGTCGGCAGACATAAACGCCGTTCAGTATTTACAGAAAGTAACTAACAGCGAACAAGGCTACCTCTATGTCAACCGTTCGGGGGTTATGACGTTTGAAAACCGTTATGGCCCTTTAACGTCTGGTTCTACAATCACCTTTAGCGACGACGGTTCCGACGTTCCTTACCAAGAAATCGGGCGCACTTTAGTTAGCGCAGAGCTGTTTAACCGGCTTACCGCTAACCGGACCGGCGCCGCAGCAGTTACGGCAAACGACACTGATAGCCAAGATTCCTACGGAATACGTCTTTTACCAGTTGGAGAGGTTTTGGTACTCGACGACGCCACCGTATCTAACATCTTGGATTTTCTTATGGTGCAAACAGCGTCAACTGAGGTAAGAATTAACAGTCTTACCGCTGTTTTAGATACCCAAACGGGCGGGACACAAAACACGATTGCCCAGTTAGAACTAGCCGACGCTGTTACGGTTGAATTTACGCCGCCAGGTGTATCTCAACAATCTACAGTAGGCACGTTGCAGCAAATCGGGCACCTTTACACCGTTGGGGAAACGTGGAGAGTTACGCTAGGGATGACGCCAAGAGATACAACTAGTTATTTAATATTGGACGACGCCACCTTAGGGCGGTTAGACCACAACAGTTTAGGATTCTGATATGGCTTATCAGCAGTGGACGACAGGGCAGGTTTTAACATCAGCCGCCATGAACATAGTTGGAGATTCCACGGTAAACGTTTTTGATAGCGCAACAGCACGAAACAGTTCTATCAGCTCGCCCTCAGAAGGCATGGTCTGTTATCTAAAAGACACAAATGCTATCGAGTATTACGACGGTTCTAGCTGGAGCGGTATTGGGGACATTACCGCCGTAAACGCCGGAACAAACATTGACGTTACTTCGGGAACTGGGCCGGTTCCCACTGTGGCGCTAGCGATCGACGCTGCGGTATCTATGGGCTCAGACGGTTCCGGCGTAGACGTGACTTTTTACAGCTCTACCGCAGGCGATACGATGCTATGGGACGCCTCAGAAGAGAAACTAGTTATAACCGGAACAAATGGACAGAATTCGTTAGAAGTAGCCGACGGCGACGTATCTATCACTGACAGCCTGACGGTGTCCGGTGGTTTAGTAGCGCCGTTACAAATAAACGCTCAGACCGGCACCACCTACACGTTTGTTGCCGCCGATGCCGGCAAACTTGTTACGTCGTCGAATGGCTCGGCGCAGACAATCACGATACCGCCTAACTCGTCGGTGGCTTTCGCTATCGGTACTCAAATTATTGTTCAAAATATCGGCTCGGCTAACGCAACGCTGGCGCAAGGCTCGGGCGTAACGATCCAATCTAAAGACAGCAACAAGGAAATAGACGGCCAATATGCGGCCGCGACGTGCATTAAAACCGCTACGGATGTTTGGTCCCTTATAGGAGCTTTAAAGTAGTGGCTATTCGTCCGGTAGACCACGGGGTTTTGGCAGCGCAGGGCGGATTTGCAGCACCAGTGGCGACAGGTGGAACAATTACCACCGTTGGGAATTACAAGTACCACACATTTACCAGCACTGGCACTTTTACCGTTACCTCTCTTGGGGAAGGCGGCGGGGCTATGGATGTTCTGACGGTCGCAGGAGGCGGCGGTGGCGGCGGTGCAGCTTACGCCGTGGCAAATGCGGGTGGGGCGGGCGGTGCAGGCGGCGTTTTAGACTCAGCGCTTAGCAACGTAACCACCACCAGTTACACAATTACTATCGGAGCGGGCGGGGGCACCAACAGCACTTCCAATGGCGACAATGGCAGCAACACAACCACAACATTTAGTCCGACGCTACTTGTTTACGGTGGCGGCGGTGGTGGCGGCTATTACAGCGCTAACGGACGTACCGGCGGTTCGGGTGGCGGTGGCGCTGGGGACGCTGAATATGGAATTGATGGCTCCGGTGGCGGCACCCAAGCCTCAGGGGCTGGAGGTAACAACGGCGGCAACGGTGCGGACAGATCTGGTGGCGGCGGCGGCGGTAAAGGCGCAGCAGGTACGAACGGCAGTGCAACCCCGAGCCAATATCCCGGTGGGCCGGGAGGTGTTGGGCTTAACTGGAAAAGCCTTGGCACTTTTTACGGCGGAGGCGGCGGCGGGGGTAGTTACGGCGACGGCACAGCGGCAGGCGGCAACGGTGGCGGCGGTGCTGGTGGCTCGGGCGG